CCGTATCAAGATACGACTCTGCTGATGCTCTTGAGCGAGCGGTTGCACGCAAGGCTTTGCGCCCGCAACAGATCGTTGCTGCTGTATCGGATGCACTATATGGCGCAGATATGCTTGATGCCCAGGCTGAGTTGGCTGCAGCTGGCAAGACAATGATTGCTGCCATCAAGATTGCAAAGTCTGCTGGGCTAATTCGCTAATATATACGGATTTTGCCAACATATGGCATGAGAAAGTACATCCCGCACATCGCTGCAGGCGCGTTTGCCATTATTGCAGCATTCCTTGTGTTTGCTGTTTTTGAATTAAAATCCGCCCTTGCTGACGCAAATGCCGCTATAGCGGCCCAGCAGGCGCAGCTGATCGGCGAAAAAGAACAGCTTCAGAAGGCCAACGTAAAGCTCGGATTAGCTGAGTCAAGCGTGGTGTCAAAAGATGCACTTCTAGCAAAGTATAAAAAAGACGCAGAAGAACTAAATATTCAGCTTGGTGCACTAAAAGGCGGCAAAAGACCTACTCCAAGCTCTTCAGACAGCGGGACGGTTGTTGCGTCTGGAAATGCTGTTGGCAGCGGAAGTGCAACAGTCATCCCAGGAGTAAGCCCCGGCAACGGCGACACCGGCTCCATTCAGCAGTTGCCTCTGCCGCCTGGAATAATCAGTTACTCATGGAGAGATACAGCAGGGCGTTTTCATCTGGAAGACCCAGATATAGCCAGTCCTGGAGATGAGTCATTTACTTATAAACTAAAGATTCGCGTAAACGGATACATACTGGAGGATCCTACTGGCAAGATTCGCGGTCGCCAGGTCATTGCTCACGAGCTGGTAGAGAAGAAAAATCCTGATGGTAGTGTTTCTGTAGAACAGGGCCCGCCGCTGCCGATTGAAGATAACATCTATCTGTATTCTATTCAAAAGCCCCAGAAGAAGCTGTCTGACATATTTGGTTTACGTGGCTATGCTCTTTTCGATACCTCCTTGAACCCTGGAGTGGGCTTAGAGTTACTGAACATTGGAAGATATTTTGACTATGTAAATATTGGCGCGGGTCCTTTTATCTCTATTGAAGTGGATAATCTGCCTGCGTCTTTGCAATCCAGCCTGCTTGGGATTGGTCTGCAGTATACGCTGGTTCCTCCTGTCATTTCGACCAATATTGGACTAGGATTGGGAATCGCCACGCCTGCAGACGATCTATTTGGCAGGTTCCAAGTGACTGGAAGTATAATATTCTATCTTACCAACTGAGTGAAAAATGTCTAAGTTTCCAACCGAGATAGATACGGATGCCGAGCTACCAAGCGTAATCGATGGGTCTACCGAGATTGCGGGCGACGCTATAAATGCACAGAAAGATGCGATTCTGTCGATTGAGCGGGCGCTCGGCACGGATCCGCAAGGCACTGCGGCAAGCCTGGCTGACCGCCTTGATGTCAGCATAAATCCTGATGGCACTCTTAACTCTTCTGCGATTGCAGCTGCCTGGCTGCTGTCATCTCCTATTACCAATGCACATGTCAGTGCCACAGCTGCTATTGATGAATCAAAAATAAATCTGGACGTCTCAACGTCGCTGCTGCAGGATCAAATTACAGATCTTTCAATAGATGTCGAGGCGCTGCAGGGCTCGGTTGGCGGCGCAGTCGCTCAGCTGGCGAGCCACATTACGGGCTTAGACTATAGGCACGCCGCTCAGCATATTATTGTTTCTCCTTCGGTTGCCGCAGGAACAAACGCGCAGACAGCGCTACAGAACGTCTATGCCGAGCTAAACAGCCATATTGCTGACTCTGTTGGTGCGCACGACGCGGATGCCATCTCGTACTCTCCAGCCCCAGGCTCAAATCTCAGCGCCACGAGCGTTGGCGGGGCGCTGGATGAGATCGACAGCAACTTTATTAATCGCGTAAATCGACATCTGGACACCGCCCATTCAAACGGCATATCGTCTGATGGCTATGTCTACCTAGGTGGACAGGGCGCCGTAAATGCAGCTTCATTCGCCGCTGTACCATTTCAGCCACTAAGCGGCCAGCCGCGCATAAAAATTGGCGGAATAAATCACGCTACGCTTATATCTCGCGGAGCAAACCCTGCTGGTCTCGGGTCCGGCGCATCGGCATTATTGGTCGATTACTCCGACGGTTATTCCTTGTATACTGCCAGTGTAACAGGCCTGAATTCATGTCCATATCCTGCTGGCAGCGAGAATCGCTTGCGCGGCGCCGTAGTAAAATTTAACGAGACATTTAAGGCTGTAGGCGCTCTTGTTACTGCATTCCAGTTTGGCAATGAAATCGTGCTACAGCACAACACTCCTGATGGATACATTGCTGTTCGTGAGCCATCAATTGCATCAGCGGCAGGTGCTTTAGGTTTTTCCTCGGTAGTTGGTCAGTACGTACAGCCAATCTCGCATTTTGTGGCAGTTACCGATGGTATTCCGATTGACAGCTGGGTCCCGCTAGCTAGCGGCACTGCAACGCTATCAGGTCCATCGCTTCTGCTCTTGGTATCATCCCCTGTTGCAGTAGGTTCCCTGGTTCACATAACGAATCACACAGGACTTGGAGCCGGCACGTACCAGGTTGTTGCTGTTACAGGGAGTACTGTAACGCTAAATAGGCCCATTCCAGCAGGGTCTTTTTCATACTCTGTATTGCCAGACTCTGTTGCGATTGGTGCCGCTTCATCGGGCACTACTTACGAAGTGCTTGTTAATTCTGCTGGCATTCCAAGCACAAGTGTTCGCGCGAACATAACCGTATCTCCGATAAGCGGTCTGAGAATAGCGGAGTGCTCGCTGCAGCCAGGTACCTACTCTCTATCTATAACAGGTACTGGTTCGGTGAGGTCTTTGTATATTTCAAGCGGTACTGTTTCTGGCAACGCAGTGCAGCTCGCGCAGGGCTATGTTGGTGCAGTGCTGCTGCATGCTCCAAAAGGTATGGGAGCTGCTCTGATAGAGGTAGCATCTCTGGCCCCGCCGTCTCCAGTCACTGCTACATTCGAGGTCTTTGCCTCCGTAGAAAACGATGACCTGCAGAAAGTATGCAGCTACTGGTCCGACGGCCTTGTTGCAGAATTTCCCGCAGATACGCGCAACATAGGCCTTGTGAGCGTTGCCGCCCTTGCGACAGACGTATTATCAGAGGCCATTGCTGAATATCCGAGTAACCATTGGAACGGCTTTGTTTCGGCAGATGCGCCACTCGTTTCGGGCGCATCTCTGCAAATATCGGCGTCAAGATTCCTGATTGGTGGCGTGATTAAGAGTCTTGCCGCTGCCGATATAAGCTTTACTTCTATTCCGATTGCGTATGGAACATACAACCTTTATGTAGATTTGGGCGGCTCACTTAGACTTGGACTTGAGTCTGGCGCAGGCACAGCTCTCCAGAATATTGTTTCGCGCGGAGAAATACCTCTTGCTAGAGTCGCGTACGATGGCGCGCTTTCAGTCATTGATTTGCGCCTGTTCTCACTGGCAGTGCCACCGACTGATCGTCTGCTGGTTGGCGGCTCGGCAGGCACCCATCATTGCCCCGATATCGCCGGCGCACTTCTCATAGCTGCTGCGGCTGGCTTCAAGAAGGTAGTACTGCAGGCAGACCAGTCAACAGCTCTTGAGGTCGTTGTGCCTGCTGCGGTCAGTGTCGAGGGACAGTTTTCCCTGACATGCAGAACGCTGTCGCTTGCAGCCGGTTCATCTATCTCTATTGGCGAAATCATCACAACGGTAACTACGCCGACAGTTACTGGTATCTCTGCTCTGGATACCGGCAACATTTTCGCGACATCGATTTCTACCCGTGCTATTTCCCTAGCAAACCACTCTTCGCTGAGTTTTTTCAGCTGTTTGCTTACCGGCTCAAGTGGTTCGGGCATAGTGACACTGAGCATTGCTGGCGAAGGGGTTCGTGTTTGCGGATCTGCGCCTGGGGCCACGCTATCCTTTGCATCTGGTGGCACGCTGGCCATCACAAGTGCGTCCGATGTCTTGCTTAGAGATGCTTTGGCTGTGTTTGATTCTACGCAGTTTGATTGGATAGAGCTCTCTGGAGTCTGTGGCTCTGTGTCGCTGGAGCACTTCTCGGCACAGCGATCAGGTTCAATTTCTACTGCGCAGATTCAGACGCACAGTATTGTAGCCAATTCTGGTACAGTTGACAGCGTCATGCTCGATTCCTGCGCTTTCGAGGAGTGTGGCGCATTGTTTAGCAATACAGGAATAGCAGAACATATTTCTATTTCATCCTGCTCAGGCAGCAATTTTGGTGGTGTGTTAAAGGCAGCATCGGGCTCGTCGATTGCCGGCGCAACAATTTCAGATTTTTATGGTTATAGGCTGTATGGTAACGCACTAGGTGTGTCGGGCACAACTAACGTGGCCATGAGCAATTCTGTTTTCTATGGCACTTTCGGCGGATCACAGACGCAGGTGCGCGCGTTCTACTCTACCGATACCACATCATCACCATCGGCAGTTAATGCGTCTATCAGCAAGTGCACTTTCTCTGGCATGGCTTTTGAAGACTTCTTTATTGCTGCCACTGGCCTATTGACAACATCTTCTGTTGGCCTGAATATCTCGGACTGCACCTTTTCAGGGATAACATCTAGCATATCACAGTCTTCGCGGACCAGCGCGGCTGGAAACTTGGTATACTGGAATTCTGACGCGTGGCTACGCCTAGCGAACTGCAGCATGCCTGACTGCTCATTTAAAATTGGCATGGGCTATAACTTTGAGCTTGCTGGCAATACGGTTGATATTTCCACAACGGCCACTCAGCTACAAGTATTTAACATAAACAGGGCCCTTGCTTTTACTGATCCAGGCTATGCGCGGGCGCTTGCAAGGATAAATGGAAATCGGATTACAATATCCGGCGACTCACTTGTTCAGCTAAGCTCTGCATCAGTATACGATAATGACATTTCTGCATCTCAGTTTATATTTGACTACGGTGTCTCTGATTCGCCCCTGCCTATCTATGCAGGATATGCAGTATCGAACAATGTATTTGAGAGCCTAGATTCGTCTTCTAGTTCGACATTCCTATTCTATCCTGGATATAATGTTAGCTCGAATAAATTCTATGGCGAGGGCACCGGAAGTCTGTTGACGCTTGGCGTCCTCTCGTCAGGCAACGGCTTTCTAAAATTCAGTAATAATGTATGTAGCTATCTGCCACCGGCACCGGCTCAGGCCATCGTAGTTGTAGATGACGGCCCTCTTTCAGGCATTAAGTATTCCTTGGATGCGAATATACTTCAGCTGGCAGATACCACTGGCAGTGCAGTTGATAATGCCATTCAGATTGTTCCGAATAATGTTGTCTGCTCCAATAACTATATAGTTGGCGAAGGCGTCACTGGAGTGATTTTCCGTGGTGCCGGCTCCGGACAGAGCGGGTGTAGAATAACCGGCAATAATATCGCCGGCGGCACGGCGGATGGTACGGATTTGCCGGCAGATGCGAATACATTTGAAAACAATCATGGCACGACGAATATTTATGCGCTAAGCCCATTTAAGGCACTGTTGCCTGATCCAACTGATTGGAACACATCATCTACAAGCATAAATTCATCAACAAATGGCGCAGTGGCGTGGATTCCTGTTGATGTGCCATCTGGAGAGCTGCTTGAAATTGCTGCCGGATTCAACTTCAGCATTGTGTCTGGCTCAGTACTTATGCAGCTATATACTATTCCTACTACTTCAACCACGGCCACTCTTGTTGGCAGCGTGACACTTGCGCCGTCGGCTGTGGGTTATGCATCGGCAAGTATAATACCTGGCACTGCTCCGTTTGTCGGACCAGCCAAAACTGCGGCGCTAAAGATAACACGAAATGCCGGTTCTGCCACTGTAACAATAGGGAATATAAGGGCGGTAGTTAAACTATGAGCAAATACCCATCAAATCTAGATGATGATTCTTCGCTGCCATCTGTTATAGATGGATCAACAGAGATAAGTGGCGAAGTGATTAATGCTCTCAAGGCTGCAGTGCTTGCCGTCCAGAGAGCAATCGGAGCCGATCCCCAGGGAAGCCTTGCCGACCTGGTGGCGCGCCTGGCAGTATCAATTAACGATGACGGCACACTAAAGTCCAGCGCTCTTGTTGTGGCTGCTATAGTCAATAGTCAGGTTGCTGCGGCGGCGGGAATTGAAGAATCAAAGCTCGCACTAGACTTCTCTACGCAATTCTTGCGTGATCAGATCACTTCAAATGACATAGACATACAGGTGCTGCAGTCTGCGCTGGCACAGCTGATCGCAGACTTTGCGAGCCACCACCTAAGCGGAGCATTCCCTCATGACTCCGATCAGATTCTTCTTGACTCTGCTTATCCTTCTTCGACTCCGCCTTGGCTAACAGGGATCTCTGGTACGACGGTAGCGGATGCGATTAGAGAGCTAGCAGATGCCCTTGCGGCTCACACTTCTCCCTCTGCTGTCGCTGCGCACGCTGCATCGAATATTTCTGTTGCGGGCTCTTTTAGTTATATAACGGCAAGCAATGTTCAGGAGGCTCTCGAGGAGCTAGAGGCTTTACGCGGCGAAGAACTGCGACAGCACCTAGATGATGCTCATTCAAATGGCATATCTGCATGGGAGAATGATCCACTAGGCTGGAATCGAAATCTGCAGTTATATCCATCTAGCGGCACTACGGCTGCAACGGTTATCTCGCGCTATGTTGTGGACTTTGGATCAGATACGCTCAGGGATTTCAAGGTTGTCCGCGGTGAAGTGCTTGTGTTCGGCAACGAGGCATATGTAATTGCCGAGGTTGGACCTAGAGTTGGAACAGGATCAAAGCCCACTCTTGACTCTACCCAGCTTGAGCTTTTTAGGCCACTGCCAGTTGCGTCTGGAGCTATACAGGCGGCTATCTTTGGTAAATCAAGCGTATCAAATCTAAAATCTGCCCTGGCTGCGGCAACTTTCCCGGGAACGTCTACTGCAGATACGCTGCTTCTCGCTAGGCCAAATGCTGCAAAAGTAGTGAGCCTAGGGCTGAATCCGCTTTTCATTGATGCTTCATGCGAGCTTCATATGCAGGTTGCCACTGGTGCGGGCACCAGTAAGAGCGTCATAGTAGACAGCCTGCACCTAGATAGAACTGGAGTAACGCCCGTTCTAAAAGTTACCGCTGCTAGCATAGCAGAGAGAATAAATTATGTTTTATGCAGTGCGGCAGCTGGAAACGCAGTGCCTGCCGCTGCTTATGTTATAGGCAGCGAGATTGCTATCATTCATAATTGGTCGGACTCGGCTGATTACTGGCTGCAGATAACCAGCGACACAGCTGCGGCTGCGCGCGGAAGCGAACTATGCGGCTTTGGCAGCAATGGCGCCGGCGTAGTTGGATTCCGCTCATATCCCACTATAACCGGACGCTTCTCTGTTAATGGCATAAATCATCAGGACTTTGCAAACTACTACTCTGGCGCCGCAACGATATCTGGGAGTACTATCGGAATAACCGGTTCTGTGTCAGATCTTGGCATAGTGCCTGGACATGTGGTTCACGTCATTTCTACTGCAACGAGCACAGAAATAGGCTCTTATCAGATAACTGCAGTCGGACCCAGCACTGTTCAGGTTGGCGTTGCGCTTACTGCCGATCCTGCCGCAGTAATAAGGATCGATGCTTCATCTGTGTCGCTTGCAGATATAGATGGCTCACCCAACGCAATCATTAGTGAGATATTCGTTGACCGGGATGGGTTTACTGGCGCATTTATGCGTGCCTCTGCGCAGGAAGGCATTTCAGGTATAGAGATAGTAGATGTCTCTGACTCTAGGCTTGCTGGTACCGAGACGCTGGTTAGCACATCTCCGTCTGCTGGCCAACTTTCCCTGCAGTTTAATGGGGCGGCAGCATCGAATGCAAAGGCAATTCGTGATAGCCTTCTTGGCAAAGTACGCGTATATGACCGCACTGGCATGTCATGGGTCGATCTGCAGGCCAGCGGCACCGCGAGCACCGGCAGTACACAGCTGGAGTTCTACGATCACACAGATGAAGAGGAAATGTTTGAGATTGCTTCTGTGCGCTTTTTCGACAGACGTATTAGGGCGATAGCTGATAAGCGGCTATTTGGCAGCCTTGGTTTAGATGAGCTGCGAGAAGATGTCACTCAGGCATACGTCGAGACGCCACTAGCCGAGTTGCGCAGCAGCGGCGTAGTACGCGGGCTTGGCGTCATCACTGACGACGTTGATGCAACCAGTGTTTCTCCTAATTATCCAATGGGCACACGGATGGTGCTAATCGACGGAGGAGTTGCATACGTAGACGGCGTTCGCGTCGAACAGACATCGCAGTATGTCGCTATCCCGCCTGTTAATGGTACATATTTCGTGTGTATAAACGTGGGAGGGTTGTTTCAGGTAGTAGCCGAAACAGACTTTTCGTTATCTGAGATAATAGAGGGCTTTGCCGGCTCGCTTGTCCCGCTGCTTTCTGTTGCCAGGACTTCTACTCCTGCAATAACGAGCCTAAGCATTGCTTATAATATAGCCAATATCGACGAGCGTGTAGATGCCGTTCTTGATCTGACAAATCATTTCGTTGGCAACTTTTCCAACATGCAGGCCGCTATAGCTTACCTGAATGCATACCCGTTTGAGGAGCGGGCGCGGCTACGTATCGTTAGTCGCCGGGCATCGTCGTCCGCTGATGATATTACTATTGCGGGCCTGACCGCACCTGCCTCAATCCAGATAGACGGATATTTGCGTGAGCTTCGTGTTTCATCTGACTGTGCAGTCGGATCAGACACTTTCTCGGGACGACCTGAACCGCACGCAAGTACGCTTATAATCGGGACTTCGAGTTTTACTGCATCAAATCTCATACTAAGCTCAGTTACGGTTGATCTGGCCGGAGTAACTGGCGGAACATATGTCTTCGAGGGCTGCGAGTTTACTCAGAATGCAAGTATCTCTGTGCTCGGATCATCCGGCCTGAGCTCGCTCGTTTTCAAGGACTGCAGTAGCCGTGGCGGTACATTCTCACTACAGTGCAATACTACCGATGGAGCTATCAGGATTGCTGACTGCAGCTTTACCGCTACACCCGCCACGGGCTCCTCTGCCCACGGTGGTAGTATAATTGTTGCAGCAAACTCATGCAGTATTAACGACTCGCTGTTCTCTGGAGTAGGCTTTACATGGAATGGCAGCGGCAGCGAATTCGGGCTCACGGTCTCTGCCCTGGAAATAACGGACATATCCGTTACTTCTGCTCGGGATGGCTTCGCTACGAGAAGTGGCCATGCTGCAATAAACGATCTTCGCATTAAAAGGTCGTACCGCCAGTCTGGCACAATAGTAGACCTGGGGCAGACGGTAACATCAAGGATAGCCGGCTTGCTTGTCGACACATGCGAAGTGCAGTTTTCTACAGGCGTCGCCTCCATTCTGCGTGGTGGCGGCGAGTCAGTGCTGGATGGCGCGATTCTCTCAGAGCTAAGCATGCCATCGCCTGCATCCACTGACCCACATATAGCAATCCCAAATGTATTTGGATTCCTGTATGACGGACCAGAGATTATTTCGATTGTTGCTGACAACATCACAGAATCGGTTGGCGTTGGATCTGTTAGTACAAGTGGCGTGGATGGTATAGTTGGATCTTCTTCTGCAACATCTTTGCAGCCGGGTATTTCGGGTCTAAGCATTACCTCCGGGGCATTGCCAGTGGGATCCGGGTATGTTCTTAGCGGAAATACAATATCTGGTTATATTGGCGGTCAAAGTCTTTCAGTGCCTTCTTTGTCAGGCTTCGCTGATCGAGGACTGTTGCAGTCGCATGTGGATGCGTCTGGCGATCTTGGCGCTTCATATCGCATTCGCAAGCGCCCAGACTCATCCGATCCGCTCAGCATAGGATTTATAAGAATAGTGGATGTTTCTGATGACCATCCAAATACGCCTTCTACCGGAGTATTTTCAAATGGATACCAGCTTACATATGATGGCATAGCGCTATCTTGGGCGCTAGGCGAGCCGGTTACCCCGGTGCTTGGCTCAACACATCGCCTGTATACGTCTGACTACAGTGGGTGGATAGACGTCTATATTTCTTCGACTCCTACTGGCAGTGGTACAGATTTATATCGCGTTCTGGCCTCGGTTAGAAATGCTGGCAAGTTGCTTCTTGGCTATCACTGGTGGGACGGCTCAGCTGTTTTGGGTGCTCCAGTCGACAAGCGCTACTTCGGTAACGTAGCAGGAAGCAGTCTGGCAGATAGTGCTCGAGATCCAGAGACGTCGTCGACTTTGGATAACAGAGGGAGTAGCATATTTTCTGGAGGACTAACAGAGACAAATCCAGGTCTTGCTGCCAATGCAATAAGAGTTTATGGCCCAGTTATAGCATATGTCAATGGTCGCAGATTTGAGTCTCCGATCACATTTGGATCAGATAACATAAACTCCGGACGAGGCGGATATGCTGGTCTAGTGTTGCCGTACTCTGACAACTACCTGTATATCGATTTGTCCGGTGTTTTTCAGATATCTGCTTCGTGGCCTGCCTCGCCGCATGCTCGGATTGCATACGTGCAGGTTGTTGCCGGTATTGCTCAGCCTCCTGTCGACAGTCGCCAGTCTTCGGTTCATATAGCATCCGGATCCAGCAACAGCTGGAGTATCGAGACCTCGCCAGCTGACCTAAACATAGATATGGGCAATGCTGTTGGCGACTACTCAATTAATATCGGTAGCGACGATTTGCCATCAGGAATAACAAGGTCAATCAGCATTGGTGCGAACAATGGGCCAGGATACTCGTCTGTAGAGGTTGGCTCATCATTGATTGGTAGGACGGACGTATACGCAGGAAGCGATGGGATTCATTTAAGCAGTCCATCCATCAACATAGGAAAACCAGACAGAACTTCCACGACCAATATAAAAGGCGACACGGTTGTGGATGGCGCGGACGTCAGCATAGCTAGTGCAAATAGCTCTGAATCAAGAAGCGTATCGATAGGCTCTTCTACTGTAGCTTCTGCAGTTCAGTCTAATATAGATATAGGAGTTATTCCTGGGAATACTACTATTGCGATAGGAGAGATATCTGCAGGCCCACCATCGACAGCAGTAAACATGGCCTCAGACAACATCGATATATATGCTACGGATAGCGTGGCCCTTTATACGGCTGATGCGCCGGACTTCGCGACAGCGCTTATCGGCTCATATGGAAATTCTAATTATTCAGAGATATCACTAACATCTTCAGGGTCGGCCACTCCATCGAAAATACAGATGGACTCGGAAATAATACTGATTAATGGCGGGTCGACTAGCATCAATATGTCTGGCACACAGCTAGACTTAAATGCAGAATTCATAAATATAAATCCTAGTACATCTCCATTTGTTGCGAGGGTGAACGGGACACTGCGGACTACAAATGGCCTAGTCGTAGACAATGACGCAAGCGTAGGAAATGACCTTACAGTCGACGAAGATCTAACTGTGGCTAGTAGGTTTGCCCTTAAAAGGGATAGTCTTGGTGTAACATGGAGATATATAGAGGTTCCTCTTTTTCCTGCTCACTATATTTATCAGGCAGAACTCCCAGGCGGCACTACTGACGTACCGATTTCACTAGATTTTACTGATGAGTTTGGTTCGTTTAACTCTGCTGCCGTCGGACACATAGGTCTAATAGATATTACCCATCTGCTTGGCTCGTATCCACAGCTGAGGGAGATTGCTGTCAGCGTCAGAAAGATTGATGGCCTTCTTCCGGAAAACTTTAGGTTGGCGCTGGTCAATAGCCAGGGAGTTAAGCTAAGAGTCGGAACTGGATCACCTGCCACGTACACTGGTAACGCGGGTGGGTGGTTCGTAAATTCTTCTCATACTGCTTATATCGGATATGATCAGGACATGGCAAACGGATCATTGTACCAGGGGACGATAATATACAGTAGAGCGGATTCCTCTTCAAATCTTTTATTAAGTGCTGACGGCACATATCCGGTCGACATCAATCGAGGAACCACAAGAGAGCGAATTTATCTTGTCTGGAGGGCTCATGATTCTCCAAGCAATGATAGATGGGGTCTTGAGTACGTCAGGCTCAAGGTAGGAAATAGCTATATTAATGATGCTCTCAGCATTACCACATACTGATTAACCACGGAGAAAGCAGATGACTCAGCAATATTCCTCGGCACTAGATATAATATATTCTCTTCCTGAGCAAATTAGTCAGGTACTGACAAAGCTTGCTGCGCTTGAGACGCGAAATGCCATGCTTGAGATGAAACTTGATGCGCTCTCAAAAAAAGAAAAAGGCAGCCCTGCGAAAATCGAGGAGCACCCTGATACTGAGATCAGTGAAACAAATGTTGAGTCTGATGTTTCCGAGGTAATGGAAATCCGATCTAGTTCGGCTTCTAAGCAGGTTAATCATGATGACGCAGTCAAGCAGCCTGCAGAAGCTTCACAGCCACTTGTTATAGGAGACAATGCAAGAAATAGTGGCATAAAGATTCCATCAAGGGAAGTTGATCCGATGCCGCAAACCGCGATCCATAGTGAGTCGGCATCGGAGAAGCAAACATCTACGCTTATTCGTGGTCGCCTCAAAGAGCGAGAGGGCTCGTCTATCGCGGCGGTTGATGTGAAGATATTCGACAACAAAAGCGTAATGGTTAAAAAGACAAAGACTGCCGCCACTGGCGAATGGATCGCCATGCTGCCGCCTGGAGAATATACAGCGGAATTCACAAAACCAGGCCAAAAACCACTATTTAAACCAATAAGTATTGTATCAGGAAAGAAGGAACTAGAGATATTAATCTAATGCGCGGAACAACTGGCTTTATAGCAAATTCTGACATATACGTTCTGGACAAGATCGTCCAGAATACTGCCATGGAGGCAGGTCGGAATTTGCTAATAGATCAGTTGCGCGAGGGTTTTGCCCGTGATCGCATGTATCGCTGGGTTCCAGATGACTGGGGCTTTGGCAAAACCCCTCCTGCGTCCGGTCTGGCACCAGATGCCGGCATGGATGATGACACAACAACGCGCCTTTATATAGGTGCGCAGTACAAAAATGCTGGTTCTTTTTTGCCAGCCATTATAGTTAAGCAGAACTCTATACAGTACAAGCCCGTCTCGATAAATCAAAACAAATGGGATTTCGAGTACGGCGACACGCCAGTGATGGATGAGTCGGGGCGCGTGGAATACATCCGCGCCCCCGTGGCTTATAGCTTTGTAGGCCTCTGGGAGAGTAACTTCGAGATAAAGATAATATCACGAAGCCTTGTCGACACCACCCGTCTACATGACATTATCATGATAATGCTGACGTCTACCTATCGCTATACCCTTCAACAAAGCGGACTCTTTATAAAAGAAATCCGTGGAAGTGGTGAGCAGGCAGAGACGTACGGCTCAAACGATCCTTATTATTATTCTACGATTTCACTTGATACGCTGTCGGAGTTCCGCCGTCGCATTCCAATATCTAGCGCAATAGAACGCATCCAAGTCTGTCTTGATATGGATATAATCGAGACCGATCTGCCGCCCGCCTCTGAGGCGCGGATTGCGGTAGAGCCCGCCGGCGATTTCCGAGTGTACTTTGGCGCAGAGAGCTTCTCGCTTTTGAATGCTACAAATATAGAGTCCTTGCCGTTTTATCTGCAGGCAACACCAGCAGGGCAGTACAGTTTTACCGTTGACCCCGGTCAGTTTGCATTTTTTGCAAGTCCTGCCCGGTACAGCATTGCCTTCTCGGTTGGATATTTTACCGAGATAGGCAGCGTAATCAGCGATGGAATTCTCTATAAAGTATACAGGTCGAATGTTCCCTCTCTTGGGACCATATCTTTCGAGGTGAGCCTATAACATCTTGCAATAAATAAAAATCTACTCGAGATAATCGGGCTACCGATCAATTAATGTTTTTTAACAGGCTAGAGCTGAACCAGCACTTTGGGGTCTTTAATGGCAAATATTCCAGGAATCAATACTCGCGTCCGCCCCGGCGTTTTCGTTAGACAGAGAGTCCGCACCAACACCGTCAGCATTGCTGGCGGTCTGCGTACCGCCCTTATCATGGGCGAGGGCCGTGCCGAAGAGACTCTTGCATTCCAGGCCCGCGGTGGCGGCCAGGATGGCGTAAATCCCGATTTTAGCGGCAACACGAACGCTCCAGACGGTCGGCATTTCCAGATTTCGCAGATTGACCTGGTTCCAAATCGCACTGAGATTCGCAAGAATGGCGTAGCTCTGCGCGTTCTAGAGCAGGCGATTACTGCAGACGCATTTGACTCACGCTATGACGTCCGCGTAGACCCGCTAACTGGCCGCGTTCAGCTGCAGGGTGCCAGCCTTCAGGACTTTGGTACCGAAGGCGGCCTGCCAGTTCTGTATAAGAAGTTTGCATCAAACTATGGCAACGGCACGCTTGATGTATCAAGCGCCTCGCTGCTGGATTCAAATGCACAGCCAGAGACGTGGACCGTGCGCTGCACGGCTGTGTCCAAGGATGGTACAGGAACAATTATCCCGACCCGCGCCATATTCTCGGTAACCGGCTCAGTGACCGGTGCCGTTCGCGATGCCGCTGGCGACCAGATCCGCTGGAAGTCGGATGGCAACGCATATAGCAATGGTATTCTGCAGTTCTCGATCACAGAGGGCAGCCAGCCATTTAACGTGGGCGACAAGTTCGTTATTACTGTCAACAGCGGAGTGCTGGTTGCCGGAGACAGCCTTGATGCGCTGTATATCGCAAATTCTTTTGTAAATGATCCCCAGGAGTTCTTCTCGCCAAGCGAGCTTTATGCAAAGCATGGTCAGCCAAGCGAAGATAACACGCTTAGCCTCGGCGCTGCCATGGCCTTCGAAAATGGCGCAGCCTCTGTGGTCGCGCTGCAGTGCAAGCCACCGGTTCCACGTCAGACGTCTGAGCTTCTGATGGCTGCAGACAATCCTCTCAGCACAGAAGTTGAAGGCGCAACTGGCGATCAGGACATGGAAGACTGCATTTTTGCAATCAATGGCGGCGGTACGCCGGACATGGATTCAAAGATAAATGTCTTTGTAGTAAATCCTGATGGCACTGAGGAGCAGATCCGCACCCTTGACAAGGCAGACTTCTACGATACCGCGTACGGCGACTCAATGCTCGCAGTCTACAACAACTTCTCTGCAGTGCAGACAAATGCTTATACCGCTGTCATGCTTCTAGAGATGCTGCAAGAGGGCACTGACGGCTATGTCTATGACTTGGGCGGCGACACCTTCTTCCAGACGACAACGGGCGTCCTTTCTGCAAGCGACGTCGGCAACTTCATCGACATCTTTGATGCAGGCGCAACCAATACCTTTGGCCGCTATGAAATCCTAGAGGTTGGTGATGGTTATGGCGCAACCGGCCTAGCCAAGGTTTTGCTGATCCCAGATCCAACTGTTCCTGGCTCGGTTGCTCAGAGCGGCAGCGACCTGCGCTGGTTCCTGCTGAACAGCGAAGCCGCCAGCAGCTCGGCATACTTCTGCCTGAGTGATGACGTAGTTGATCTGCATCTGACGGCAGGCAAAGGCCTACGAATTCAGTATGTTGATGTGGATGATGCTGATTACTTTGACACAAACTGGGTATCTGCTTATGATGCAGCAGAGCAGGTTGATGTCCAGTTCGTCGTCCCACTCCCGCGCCAGGCCATAAGCAATATTTTTGCAACAGGCAAAACCCACGTTCTGTCGCAAAGCACAATCCTAAATGCTCAGGAGCGCATTTTGATCTGCGGTGCAATCAATGGCCTTCTGCCGGAAAATCTGACCGGCGCAGAGGATGCAGCAGTAGAGAATGTTGGCATCTTCGAGGGCATCCAGGGCGACGATCCACAAGAAGTGCTCGATGGCGACATCGAAGACCTGGCGAACTACTCGGTACAGGACGCATTCGGCGATACTCAGCGCGTCATTTATATAGCTCCGGACCAGATTGTGCGTAATTTTGGTGCCGCAGGGAACGTTGTGCTTGCCGGCTACTTTGCTGCGCCCGCTCTCGCAGGTTATCTGAGCGCCAAGTCGTTTATCGCTGAACCGGCCACAAACAAGACGCTTGCTGGCTTCTCGATCCCGCGCTCGCGCTCTTACCGTCCAAGCGTCGTCAACAGCCTTATTGGAGCGGGCGTATGCTTGCTGGAGCCAGTAGCTGGTGGCGGTCGCATTGTACACGGCATCACGACATCGTCGTCGGGTGCTGCTGAGGACGAAGAGATCTCAATCGTAGAAGTACGCGATTACGTGGTTCGCGTACTACGCAATGGCCTGCGCAGCTTTGTCGGCCGTATTAATTCTCCAACAATTCTACAGGAGCTGTCCGCTGCCGTTGACAAGATCATGCGTGCAATGGAAACCCAGGGCCTTATAACCGGCTATGCTGATATTGTTGTTGCAATAAATCCAGCTGATGCGCGCCAGGTAGATATCGGCGTCCGCGCATTCCCTGCAGGCCCACTAAACTACGTCTTTGCCGACATAGAATTCACGCTAGGCGGCTGATAGAATTTCTAGGAGTTAATAATGTCATACCCCTACACTGGATCATCTACAACATCGGCCACAAGCACTGGGCTATCTACACAGATTATCGTCAAGGTTGACGGCATCTCTGTTGGCGGCATTCAGACAATGAGCATCGATCAGCGTCGTGATGTGCAGAGAATAACAGAAGTCGGCACTGATGGTACAATCGAGCTCGTGCCGCGCAGCGCCACAACCTTCGAGCTGACAATAGATCGCATTTACTTTGATCGTAAGACGATCACTGAGGCTCTCAATCGTCAGTTTATAAATATTCAGGCTCAGCGGTATCCTTTTGATATTTATGTCTATGACATGCACAATGTGACCGCTGCCAGTGTGCCTTCGGTTGCTGGCGGTGCGGCTGATACCGGCGCATTTGATACTGCACCTAATTCAACAGCTGGCATAATGGTAACAGTATATGAGAATTGCTGGATCACAAGCAAGCGCGAGTCCTACTCGACGAGTGATTATGTAATAACTCAGAACGTCAGCGTTGCAGCAGAGTTCTGCCATACGTTCATGGACAACGCAAATACAAGCGTTGCAGATGCTCGTGGTGTAGCACTTGATGACAGCGACGAGGGCAAGCTGCGCAAGCTTGAGCGCCTTGTTGATCGCGCTCGTCCGGGCAGCCTTGATGCTCGTGGCGTTGGTAATGTCACGGTCTCAGGCACCTGAACTGAGCTTCTCGCCGCAAAAGGGCCCGCCACAAGCGGGCCTTTTTTCGTTGTAACTGTAGTAGGCCAATAAGGCATTACAGGAGTAACGTGGAAAAGAATAAACCAGGAAAAACGCCGTTCATTCACCCGAGCTTGGCGTCTTCAAATACACCAAATCCAACGCCAGCTCAGCGTGGCAAGTCGCGAATCGCACCGGGCGCGCAGCGCGGCGTTGTTATCGAGCATGCTGCGCCACCAGAGACCGTAGCACCAATCTCGTCAGTGCCGCAAGAACTACTAACGCCGCCTCCTGCCGCTCAGCAGGAAGTCGCCCCATCGCTGCAATCAGAAGAGGGGGTGAAGATCGAGCAGCGCAAGCATGACGTCATCAACAAACTTCTGCTTTTTACGCAGCCGCTGCACAAGACTGCGGAGATCGGCGGCATGCAGTTTCGTTTTAAGGTACTGACTCCTGTTGACACCGCCCACGTTATTAAGATTTTCAGTTCGATGCCCGAAGACGAGCAGACGCTTATGCGCAATCGCGTGCTGAATCTTGCCGCAGCCCTAGTTGATGTCGATGGCGTGTCGCTCGAATCGATTTATAAAGGCCCGCTTACGCGCGATATTGTACTTATGCGCTACTCAGAGCTTATGAACTGGAGCAATCCGGTTATAAACGGCGTTCTTGCTGCATATGATAAGCTGCTAGAGGATATCAAGCAGGAGTACCTGCCGGATTTTCTCAAGCAGCCGAAAAAGGAGAGCACCGGCTGATTTGGCAGATGAGCAAGGCTCTCCACAAGCATCCATGGGAGCTGGGGATAGAAAGCATGTCCCCGCTCCTTTTGGCTTGGTATAAAGCTAACATAGATAAAGATGAGCATGATCGAGTAGAAGAGCATATAGCAATAGCGGAGTATTTAGCTAGCTTCTCAAATCCAAAAGCTGTCGAGCAGATCAGGGGCGCGCGGAAGAAGCCTCAGAATGAGATAAGCGAAGGCATGCTGCGTACACTGCGAGCCATTTCTGGCAAGCATCTAACTGATGAGCAAATAAAGAAGAGCATCTCACAGAAATAGGTTATAAGTGGCCGACATCAATCCTGAAGAAATCCAAAAGCGACTTTTCGAAGCAGGTGCAAAGACTGCTGGGCTAGACGACTCTGCACTTGCCAAGGTAGTCAACTGGGTGCAGGATAATATGCTTGACATGGTAGCACAGGGATTTGAAAGATCTGATGCAAAAGAAAAGGTGCTCGAGTTCCTTGGCTCCGTCGCGAAGCAAGCTGCCGATAAGGGTGCCGACGTATTTGGTGCCATTTATAACTCCAAAATCGTTAGATATCTGAGCTCTAATACGTTCGCAAAAGCACTAGGATTAGATTTAATTCCGGGACAAGTAGAAAATATTTTTTCTGGTATAAAAGGCTTTATGAATGAACTTGGGGTCGTAAACCTTGAGTTTTCATTTGATAGTCTTGAGAGCCAGGCCGCCTCCCTCAGGAAAATGCTTGGAGAAGGAGGAATGGGAAACCTTGCTACGTGGTATGCTCTTGATGCGGCAGCGGCTAAACTACATACAATTAGAGCAACGACTGGAGAATTGACAAAAAACCTTGATTTAGCTAGCAAAGCGGCGGGTACTTTGTTTTCTGAGAGGTCTAATCCCTTTGGTGTTCTAAACGAGAACGTTGCATCCAGCACGAATTCTTTAAAGAAATTCCAGCGCGAATTTACTGAGGAAAGCATAAGACTTCAATTCAGTCTTGGTATAGATGCTAAAACTTCCGAAACTGAATTGGAGAATGTTTATCGCAATATGACAGACTATGCTGCTCAGCTCTCCTCCGCAACTGGGCCAGGGGGCTCTGGCTTCCAGATAGTCGGAGAAGGTAAAACAGTTAAAGGTGCTGAGGCCATAATCGTAGCAGCAAAAGCAATTGGTGTTACAACTGAAGAGCTTGCCCGGGATGTAGACAATATGACGTCCAGGTTTGGCCTGTCCGGAGAGCAAGCGGCCGAGCGAATCATGACAATTGGCAAGGCCTCGTCGTCTTCGGGCCTCGCCCTGTCTACCTTTAAGACGCTCGTTATGGAAAGCGCTAAGGATTTTGGCGCCTTTGGCGATGCAACTGAAGAATCTGCTGCCTTGCTCGATAGGTTCGTTAGAAATGCCGACCCATCTCGCCTGCGAGCAGTTACAGATGCTTTTTCAAATGTTACCCGTGGAATCGCAGGAATGTCTGATGAAATGAAGGCATTCGTCACGATGGGTACGGAACTTTCTGGCGGCGGAGGCGCAATTGAGTCAATCGTGCGCCTTGAAGAAGCGATACAGTCAGGAGATAAAGATGCTCTACAGGGCATCTTCGAAGAGACCATGGCCAGGATCGAGGAGCTGACTGGCGCTCCTCTTATGACTATGAAAGAAGCCGTGCAATCTGGCCAGGAAAGCACATACTATCAACAGGCCGCACTTGCGCAAAAATTTGGCATGGCCAGCAGCAGAGCTCAGGCGAGCGATGTATTCGAGGCTCGTAGATCAGGAAGAGTAGATATAGATGCCATAAAAGGCCGCACAGACCCGGATCTTACTGCTGCCGCGCGACTAAAAACGACATCGAAAATGACCAGCGGGGAAATAGGAGAGAATTTACTGCGTGCGGCAGGAATGCAGGCGCAATTTAATGCTCTCTGGGCAGATGCGACTGATTCGTTTATGGCTCAGACGCAGGAACTTGGTAAAAAAATGGTCGATGTTACATCGAAATTTTCCCAGGCTGAAGGAAGTATATTTGAGGCTCTTAAGAAAGCTGCCGAAGAGAGCGCTTTTAAGAGGGCTGAAACAGATACTGTTTTAGGTACAGGTACTCGCACTGCCGCAGAGCACGCTACTGCCGCAGCAGCAGAGCGAGTGGCAGATACTACCGCTGCCGCTGGCTCTGCTGCATCCGACAGGGTCACCGACTCGATTTCCACCGCCATGGCGGCTTCCTCTGAAAGAGTAGCTGGCATGGTAGAAGCAGATATGCGGCGAGCCAGCGAAGCTGTTAATATATTTGTGACATCTGTCGCTGCTGCATCTGCCGAGATGAATAAGATATTAATGCAAGCTGCGGCACCTGGAGCAGCGCCAACCGCGCCAGCCGCTCCTCCAGAGCCGGTAGTGGTCAAAGTAGAAGTGGAGCTCAAGGGCGACAACCTCAAGGAAATGATAACCGCTAAGGCTTGGCAGGCAGCTAGTGCTACGGCAAGGATGGCAGCTGGCCTGCCGCCTTGGTCTACTCCTCAAGAGTCCAAATAATCTATGTCAGACAATAAAAAATTCCTATTGAATAAGGCCGGTCGCGATGCTGTATTTAGCAAGCAGCGCGACGTAATTATATGGCGCACTCCGGGCCTTGGATTTATCGAGATGTACATAAATCCCGAGCAAATACGCATAGCTGAGCGCAAGATTGCGCAATCTACACGAACAAAGGCCGGATTCGTATATCAGTATGCTGGCGAAGACCTGACATCGATCTCGATAGATGGAACAACTGGTAGCTCAGGCATAGAGGGCATAAATCTACTTGAGAAGGTATATCGAGCAGAGCAGATAAAGTTCGAGCAGATTGCTGCAACCACCGAAGCACAACAGGCCTCTGGCCGTGCAACATCTGCAATTGGCTCTGCGTTTACGGGGTTGTTTGGTTCTCCAAACTCCGACTCTGCTGTAGATGTGATCGGCTCTCTGATTGAAACAGGCAGTAATCTTCTTGGAGTAGATCCATTTGAGCAGCCATATCCAACGCTAGCCACTTTGGCGTCTGCAGTAGAGATGCACTACCAGGGCGTTGTGTATCGTGGTTATTTCACAGAGTTTTCTTCTACCGAGAGAGCGGATAGTCCAGGGCTATTTAACTACACGATTGGATTTACTGCCTATGCTAAGAGCGGCGAGCGCCTGAATTTTATGCCGTGGCATCGTAGACCAGATGGTCAATCAAATAGCGATAGAGTTGATAACTTCAGCATTCGCGATGTCCAAGATCCAAATCAACCCGCAGAGCCGCAAGAAGAAGAAACTCCACCTCCTCAGTCTGCCGAAGAGAAAAGCGAGAGCGGCAGAAAATCAAATAGCACATCTCCTGGGCCTGATCTTATTCCGCGCGGCTGATTAACATGTAAGTAGCATTTATGGCAATTTTAACAGGCACGGCAAGAAATAGATTTGCTGGATTTCCAGAACCAGACCAAGGCGGCCCTCCCAAAGACGTAACAAACGTACTTGGTTTCTTTGAGTCGCTTGCTGCTCACGCAAATCAGTTCCAGGCATCATATACAGAAGACGGCTTTTACGAGACGCCAGCAATTGTTGCTCCTGGCATAAGGCCTGTTTCAGAGAAAATGCCGTCGCAGCGTCGTCAGATCGCGCAGAGGCCCAAGACCACTATTTTTGTAAAGAAAAAGCAGTTCGGCTCGCTGAGCACCAACAATGAGTTGCGAATGCTTGATGAAGACGAGAAGCTTTATCTGCGTTGCGTAAAGGCCTTATTTCGCCGTAAGTGCGATGAGATGGCTTTTCATGAGAGCCTGGTAAATATATCTTCGATATATGAAACAGCAGGCTTTCTGCTTACCGATGCACTCTTCAATGACTCGCTAGACTACATCATAAATGTCGTTGGATCGCTATCTGGCGCAAGTGATATAATATCTGCAATAGGCTCTAACTCGCTTGTTGGTGGCGCGGGCGTAGGCGGCCTTGGTGACAGCGTGCTTTCATTTATACAGGGCCTGTATAGAGCAAAAAAAGCAAGCGAGCGGAGTCGAGCATCGGCCTTTACGCGTTGGGTAGACGATCCAACTGAAGCAGATTACGCTGGCCTTGGTCCAGGCGCAGGCACAATAGAGCTGAACGCTGTTAGTTCACTTAACTCTTCATGTGGTCTTGATGACAGTAGCGCATCTCTTGATATAGAGGATCCATATCAGCTAATGCTGATAACAGCCGCAGATATAGAGAATGCTCTTTATGTATCAACTTCGCGTTCGTACCAGATATCTAGTTTCTATGACGGCACTGCATCTTTTCGTCTGGCACTTGCCCAAAATGCAGATAGGCGCTTGAATTCTCTGCGCTCCGCTCGCGGACAAAAAGAGATTATGTTTGAGTATGTTCAGGGCAAAGATGGCGAAATGGATCCGGCGGCCACACTTGGATACGTAGATGCGGTAAAGCTCAAATTCTACCAGTGGATAGGAGGCATAAGAGATGCTGCAGATAGAGAAGAGGCGCTGGCCGTAGGTTTGACCACAGAAGAGATCTCGCTACTTAACCAGGTTATATCAAGCCTTATACATTATCGTGATGCTTCGACTATTCCTCCGGCTCAGCCAGGCCTTAATGCATCTGAGAGCGACCTAAGGCGCCTGCAATGGCTACGCGACAAGATGCGTCGCGACTTCTTGGGTCAGCACGTAATCCAGCCAATGGATCAGATAACTATTTTTGCAAACAGCAATACATATGACATTACGCCAGTTGGCGGAATAGTAGACGTTATAAGTGGCGCATCTGCACGACTAACGGACACTATAGATCCGTATATCATTGAGCAGGAGCGCCGTTCTATTTTGGGACAGAGCACTGGCATAGAGGATTTTGCGCTGAGTGCGCTGTACAGCTCTATTCGCAAAAAGAATCTCTTTAGAGATGATGGTGCCTGTATTTTCTCTGGACTTGCTGAAAGCGTTTCTGACTCGTATGACTCAGGTAGCGGCTCTTTTAAGATAAGCGTTTCCTGCCAATCTAATCTTCATTATCTAGAGATAAGCAGGTATACTCTAACGCCCAGTTTGAACAATACTCTTGGCGCAGTTATGGATCCCATCACGCCGTTTGATATTCAGGACGCCATAGATCCTGCCAGTGGCCTTATTACTCAGCCGGTTTTCAAGCTATCGCAGAAAAACGAAGAGCGCCTGGACTTTTTGCGGATTGCATCTGGCCCACTTGTGTCTAAAAAGATAAGAAATATAGGTGATATATTAACTGATAAGCGGAATGGTTTGGCGATAATCGAGCATACCCCGGGACTAGTGTACAAGTGGAAAGAGGGCATTGTGTCTGTCACTGTTGATGCGGCAGGCGGTGGTGGAGTCGCGGGCGGCATATCATCTCTTAGGCAGCCTTTTGCAAAACTGGATGCTGCAAATATTGCAAGCATACTTATTACTGGTCAGCCGTACGACTATGCTACCTTCTTTGAGGGCGTTTCTAAGATAAGTGGCGCCGCGACAAATCCAACAAACCTGTCCAGAGATTTCTTCAATTATATGTTTGAGTATACTGACAGGGTGAAGAAGTATTACGGCAGTTTTGTGCCTGCAAAAGACCGCAGTCTTGACAAAGACACGGTTATGGCATACTATCAAGCAAAGAATGCTCTATCAACTCTTAATGTAGAGTCTAATCGCCTTATTTTAAAACTAAATGAGCTGCGGCGCAAGCAGCCTGTTGGTGCGGCGCCTACCGCAGAGCAAGCAGCAATAACAGAAGAGATCGCCCGTATCTCAAGCGATATTGCCAACCTGCAGCAGAGCCTGCCAGAAGGCCTACAGCTGTCTCTCGAGGGTAATAACACATTCATATCTGTAGATGCTCTAGATAGAGTTCAGACTGATCGCGAGATAATATATAAAACAAAGCGCAAGCCAGAAGACGTACGCTTCAACAAAGACAAAAATTACTTCATCGTTTCTGCTGACTACGATACGGATTTCATAATCCAGTCTTTTGCAGCTAGTCTTTCTGGAAACTTCTCGCTGTTTGAGGCAGAGTACAGCTCGCCTCTGGATACAATTAGAAATGCAATCAGTGCGCTGCAGCTGGAATTTTTTGCAGATCCTGATGGCAACCTTGTACTGCGGCCACCTAGGTATAATCGCACGCCTCTTAGCTTGATGATCGAGATGATCCGGCAGATGCCGCCCGGACAAAACTCTCTTCTGCCATCATTCGTTCAAAATGTTCTTGCATCTCGCACAAACAACCTGTGGGACGCGATATTTAAAAACGAGCTAAACATTGCCAGAGAGTTGTACTCCATAGGTCTATCCAGTACTGCTGTGTCCGGCAAGGAAGGGAGCGTCTCCCCACTACTACTGCACTCCGGCTCTAAGTCTGAGTTTTCAGTCGATGCCGACGCAGTTAATCAGGAGATCATAAAGGCTTTCTCTGCAGAGGGTGGCACGAAGGTTACGTCTAGTTTTGTACTAGGTCCAGCCAGCAGAGTTAAAACAATAGAGAGTGCAATAAGCAAGAAAGATAGCGAGAATGCAGAGATACAGCAGCGCTTGCGCGATGTTATCGTCACTATGCGTTCCATTCCGCTTGGTCCTGAAACAAAAGATCAGGCACTGATTGATAAGGCGGAAAAAGAGGCTGCTGCTGCGCTTGCCAAGCTAAAGCTCGATAATGCTGGCAATTTTATCACGTCAAGGCTGACTGCCATATCAGGATACTTAAATACACGCCGCACGCTTCTTCGTTCTCTGTACGATGCATCAAGGCGCGAGAGCTCTACTGGCGTTTCGCCATTTGAAAAGCTGGGTGCTTCCGCTCTTTCTTTGTTTGGTACTGGGATGCAGTCAGGACTAGCCTCGTTTGGCAGTATCGGCGGCGCGTCGCTGCCGCCTGCCCTCGAAAGCATTGTAGAGAATGACTTGACAAATATCGATGGGCCTGGCAGCGGCAAGCGCTTTATTATCAACGATGCTGTTGTACTTAGAGGCTCGTTCTCTCATAGGCCACCAGCCTTTAACAATGTTGCTGTTTCTGGAGCTGTAGATTTCCTATCTCCAGAGGCTAGTGGCAATCTAGCAGATATTCCTGTTCTAACAGCAACAGCAACAGACTTTGATTCCTGGCGCCAGTACGGCTTTAGAGAAACCTCTCCTATGCGCAGGCCTGATATGACTTCTGCGGAAACGCAGTGTGCGCCGTATGCTTCGTTAATGTTGGCAACGCAACGCAAGAAGATTCATTCTGGTCGGATTACAGTTATAGGAAACGAATACTACAGGCCTGGAGATAACGTATATCTTTCCTATAGGAATATGATCTACTACGTTACAAATGTTTCTCATAATATAAGCCTTGGTGATGGCAGCTTTACAACTGAGTTGGAGCTGTCTTATGGTAGGCCTCCTGGAGAGATCATTCCGACCCCTCTCGATATACTCGGAAATGCTCCTAGCAACGCTGCGCTGCTTACAAAGAAGTATAGAAAAGCAGGGACCCAGGATAAGGCTTCTGCGCAGACTTCTAAAGCTCCTACCATAAGAACGCTGGGCACTTTCCACATAGAGAACCCCCTCCGTCTTCGCATTAATCTTGAAAATGACTTTCAGTTTCGTCAAGAGCTCGCGAGCATAATTAAAAGCACAAATGCAGCGGAGCTAAATAGCGTTGCGCTGCAGGCCAGAGCTAGAGCAATCATCTCTCCAACTAAGGGTGGCAGGTCTGGCAAAATAGAGGTACGCGGATACTATTTGCCTTTAAATACAGATGCGTTAAAGACGGCAGCCGATATATGCTGCGATATAATCATCAGTCTTTTAAATGAAAGCCTGTCTGGAGGCGGGGCCGCGCGGACAGATGCTGCTGGAGATGCGGGATCTGGAGCAAGAGGCCAGCAGGCTGCGGTTCCAAGTACAGGAGAAAACTCTGTCGTAGAGATAGAGAAGCGACTGATTGACCTAACTGCGGACTTTGGTGATGAAGAGCGATTGCTGTTGCCATTTCCTACCGAAGATGCGTGGCTCTCTGCGGCGCCAGTTAAGGTCGGAGAGATTGGCAGCGAGAAGACGATTGATTTGCCTGTAAATGCCTTTGACATAATTTTCATTGCCTAATACTATGCCGATTCACTTAAGTACTATACCAAATGTTCTGCGAGTGGCTACCATTGAGGATGTAGCCGTATCGCCAGGCGGCTCTTTCCCCTCGATATGCACTATAAAGTTCGACGACGCGGAGCGCCTTGCTGAGGCATATCTGCCTCATCCTGCTGGTGCTGGTGAGCAAGGCATGTTTGTTGTGCCAAAGAAAGGTACCCGAGTCATTGTCGGGCGCGGCGACAATAACCGCTTTTTCATAGTATCGTATCACACCGGGCCTTTTCTTAGTTCTAATGCGGGACAGGCCCGCTTGCCATCACTATCGATCAAAACCTCTCCGCCCCCGCTCACTTCGACGCCAGGCGAAGTGATAATAAATGGCCATCGCGGCACGTATTCCAAGTACGGAGTTGACGGTGAAATTCTTAGTCGCTTTGGAGATGTCGGCACCATCTCGCTAAGTCCAGCTGCTACCATTGGAACATATGGCAAGAGTGCCTACACAAGTCTTGCTTCTGGGTACAGTGTCTCCGGCGAAGTACGTCGCGAGATCGAACCAAAGGAATTTTGGAAAACAAAAGAGCGGCTCGCTGGTACAGATTTCGATGGCCCGCTGCGCCTAGTAGGGCGCGATCCGGCTCTACCCATATCGTCGTACACGAGCGGTCCTGCTGCACATAGAAATCCGCCGTTTGTCGAGCAGCGCAGTGTTGTGTACGAGTATGCGCGCGATTATCTTGTTAATGAGCCTGCCATTGAAAAGAATCTATACAAAGATGCAAGCCTTAAGCTTGGAATCAGCGATCTTAAGCTGGAGCGCCAAGGTAGCAGAACAGATGCATTCGGACTTGGCCCACTACAATACAACCTTCTAGCGGAAAGCATGCTTGGTACCGCTGTCGATGTCTATGGTAATATACTGGATCTAAATAGAAATCCGCTGGCACCTGAGTCACAATCCTCTGTTCCAGATGGCCAAATTGCTGCGCAGTTTAATGCTTTGCGTCGCAGCATCAAGCTTCATTTTGAGTTAAACTCCAGGAAGGCTACAGACAGCGTTACGCTTGATACTGATAATCCTGCTTTTATTGGCGGTCCCACTGGATATCTAGCAGACCACTCGAGATGGAGTATTGATGTTGATGCTGAGGGTCAGACAAAGATAAATATACCAGCATCATCTTCAACAGGCAACATTCCAGTTCACGCCAGATACGTATCTTCGTCATTTCTGGCTACTGTTTCTGAATCCGATTCCGAGCTATCAAAGACGCATTATATGGTGCGGAATCCCGGCAACAAAGATTCCCTGGGCAGCCAGAATTCCGAGGAATTGCGAAAAGACATTGTCCACTACAACTATTCAAACTCTTCGACTGAAGGTGGAATAGAGATAGATGACAAGAACAATCCAAAGTCGCAAAACAACCGAGCATTTCGCTGGACAATGCCGCATCACGATCCGGCGTTGCTTGACGTATTAAATCTAAAGACCCGCATAAGTGCCCTGCCTCATTGGTATCCAGATGGCTACGCCGTTGCAGCTGAGACAGACTATCTTGGTCTTCTTGGTAGATATGTCATACGCACTGCTGCGCTGACCAACTCGCCCTCCGGCTATTATGCGCTCGGCGGCGCCTATGTCGCGCCAAATGCAGGCGGGCGTAGCCTTAGTGTTAACCTAGACGGCAGCCTTGAGATGGCCCTGGGCGCAGATCAAGCAAGCGGAAAGTCGGCCGTTATAGATGCTGCTGGCTCGCTAATAGCTCGTATAGGCAAAGACTCTTCATCAAATTCAATCGTAATGGCTGCAGACGGAGACACTACTCTTATAGTAGGCGCCAGCAGCAAGAGCAGTGATGCGATTAGGATTCCTGGCGGAAATCTAAAGATATATGTTCAGAATGATGAGGGCGGTACAGCTGCAATCGAAATAATCGATGGCAATATACATATAAAGAGTGCACCTAATAAAAACATTGTATTCGAGAGCTCAAGCAATATTATCTTGAGTGCTGGTCACAATGTACTTATTAATGGCGAACGGATCGGCTTCTTTGGCAAGTACGAGAGTGATGGCAGTAAAGTTTATGGTGGCAAGGCTGGTGTGGGTGAGCGCCAGATGATACGCAACGGTCAGGTGATATAGTGGCAACCAATCCCTTAGATGTCGCAGAATGCCTAACATCTGATGACCCAGTGGTCCAAAGCGACACTATGGCGCTGCTTACCAGCACACTAACACCACTGCTTCCAGGCGCCGGAGTCTCGTATAATCCAGATTTTCCTCAGATTGACGGAATCATAGCGTCAAGTTCACAGTACACGCTTAAGCTGCCAGGCGGCGTTGAAACGCCAAGCCTGTCTGTGCCAGGTGCAACCAATATCCTTGAGTTTTTGCAGCCAGTATTAAATGTTATCAGTACGGCTCTGATTGTACTTGGTCCAGTAAAAGTCCTTATAGATATAATTATTGCGATCATAAACGTATTCTGTTCATTTCCAAATCTAGAAAAGATGATTGCCGCTATAATACAGTTGATCGCTGGCCTAGCACAATTGGCGACTCTGTTCCCGGTTGCTGCCGCACTAGTGCTGCTGCTGGAGTTGCTGAAGACGATTATAATGATTCTATCTGCAATCTTGCTCATTATCGTGCCAAAGATTGAGTTGATAGTTCAGAATGCTAAAACAATTGCTGGAGCATTTAGTGGTGACGATACTGCTGCGCAAGGCGCATCAGACAAGATATGCGGAATTGTCCAGGATATCTTAAATGACCTGGGGATTCTTGCTCCTATAAATTCTTTGTTGTCGCTGATTGCTACATTTGCAGGCCTGGGCTCACCAGAGCTATGTCCTGCTGCGGACTGTTGTTTAGACTGTCCCAAGATAGTAAGAAATCCTCCAGAAGGCAGGCTAAAATTCTTGAGTGTCGATGAAGAAGGTCGATCTTTTAGCGTAGAGCTGATAGATGCAACATATTCCGATAACATAGATCCATCAGCTGCTGATCTTGCGGAGGTCGGTGCGACAATTCCTTTCTTCCGCGAGCTGGAGCAGACGATACCTCTGCTCCCGATTAATTCGGTTCCTCCATCCACTGATGAGCCGGATGGTTCCTATGTCGAAGATATATCAAAGTACATAGATGGTTTCAAGGTAATGATCGACAGAAGCCTTGGTGCGGCAAATATTTCCTCTGTAGTCGAAAGCACTCAGATAACTGCAGTATATTCTGTTCCCCATGGTTTTGCCAAGGGACAGCAGATAGCTTTTTCTGGTTCATTCGGTGGATTTGGCACGATTATATCCGTTGTTAATCCAACCACCTTTATTGCCGAGATGACGGCGCCGGCTACGAGTACCGTTACCATTCCAGTCGGCAATCTTGTAACATACGGCGTATACGATACTGCTTCAATTGCTCGCGGAGGCATTGAAAACAACTTCAATATTGTTCTTGCGCTACCATTTATACCTGGCTCAACTCCACCTTCTGGGTCTAATATTAGGTATAGGATGATTGTAGACGAAAAAAGCACTAAAGAGCTGGTAATTGGTTGTAGAAATGATGTTGAAGCTGCAATTGGGGAATTTAATGGTGCAACGGGCGAGGTGCCAGGAAATGATGGCAATCCTGCCTCACCATACTACGGATCATTAAAAGACCTTCTTGGAATCGAGCCATCTGAATTGCGGCTTGATAACGTGGATGCGCTAAAGTCCGCGGTTCAGGCACGCTTAAGCAATCCTCTCCTGCCACCAGACGACGTAATTGCACTAGTAAAAGCTGATTCGGATAAAATAAGCAGATTCTTGGAGAGGACCCTGTGCGTCTCGATCAGTGCGACAAATAGCATTTTCACGGCATCTGCGCAAGCCCTTGATATCTCATCTAATCAAAAAATAACTCTAACATTCCAGCCACGAACCATAGGCGTTGATGGCGGCAAACCAGCAATGGCAGGAATGCCGCCTACAATAGATGTCCGAGGTATATTTACGACAACCCATGGTACTATTTCTGATATACAGTTCGACATAGATAGTGGGACATATACTGCCGAGTTGACATCAGATTCTGCTGGAACTGCAGAAATACGCGCTTATTTTCTAACTACCGACGTCTGCTCATCGCCCGCCCAAGATGCGCCGCAGCTTGGATTTCCTCCAAAGGTATTAGAGGTAAGATTTATAGAGGGCAACCTGCGCCCACGGCGTCAGGGCAGGCAGTACTTGCCTTCTGCTGGTGGTAGGAGACGATAGTGGCAAATAAAACAGATACATCTGTCAACTCTGCATTTCTAAGTGCAGAGATAGATGTTTCCGAGATCTTTAGCTCCATCCTAGGCATTATTGAGTCGCTCCGATCTTCTGATCCGGTGCTTCGCGGCAGAATACCGCGCGTCGATGAGAATCTTGGATCAGAGGATGGCGAATCGCTATTTAATGCATTTTTGCGTGCACTTGGGATTCCTGCTGTCAGAGATGACGTTGCCCTTGGAAAAGCAAATGAAAAGATCTCACCAGATCAAAAGAGTCAAGATGGCACATTGAATTATTTTGAGTACGCGAAGCTTGGCCTAACAGAGAGCGACGTAGACGGCATTATTCGGCGCGAGGAAGCCCTGGCCTCTGTTCGCAAGCTAGACGTTTCGCCAACCGCAGACAAGAACAATGTGCTCAGTGGTTTACAGTTAATGCTAAAACCACCGGCCCCGGCAGCGAGCATAAGCGGCGCAGATGGTCGTCGCTCCCTTTTTCCGCTAGTTGTATGTGGCGATGTGACCGTATACCCTCTGTCTGGCCGTACCAAGCCTATGTTTAGCAAAGACGGGGATCCAGGCGCATATGTTCAGCAGCGCAGCTTTCTTGAGTTCGTTCTTAGAACAAAAATAGGCGCGAAAGAATCAGCCAATAGCTCTGATCTAAAAGAGGCTATAAAAAGCAAGATTCTCGCCCTTGGTGTAGCAGAAGGCTCAACCACCCCGGATCCGCTGCTAAATGACAAGCAGGCAATAATAGGCGGCATAGATAACGAAGAAGTATTCTCTCTTAGGATTATCCAAAAGCTGCTGCAGGCTCTCGAGGCATCTGCACTTGATTACGCTGAGAGCAAGAAGCTTGCCCGCAGCTACATGCAAGATGTTAGCTATGTTCCGTCCTTTAACGGCCGTTCGCCTTTTGTAAGACAGGGTAATTTCGACATCTCTTATGAAGAAATAATAAAATTCTTGGACGAGACGGACCCATCGAAAAAGGCAGAGCTGGGCGTAGATAAAAAACCGCGTCTGGATGCGGCAGTGGATAGCCTGGAGCTCGAAAAACTGCAGTCTGATCAGTTTTTTGACCTAATGATTCGTGATGATGTCTCCGGAACGAATTCTAATACAATTTCTGCTTTTCGCCAGGATCTGGCATCTAGTTTTGACGGCACAAGTCGCGCATTTGGCACAGGTACTTTTGAAGAGGTAATTGTTTCAATTTGCACCCTAGATCGCGGCCGGGTTGCCGAAGAGGTCGAGGCCAAGAAGGCCGAGATGACGCGAATCCGTTCTGAACTAGAGATAGTTCGCAGCAAGCTCGATATATACTCAGGCTATACCTGTGGCTTCTCAATATTTGATTTTTTAGCAATAATATTGTCACTGTACATATTACCAATTGAAACGCTGGCTGGATTAATGAATGACCAGGGCAAGCAAAGCTCTAAAGTGGCCTTGGGCAATATTACTGCAGCCTTCACGACGCTCAATGGGAAGCCCACTATCGAAGCCCGCAAGGAGCTCGAAAATAGCGTAACCCAGATACTTAATATAGCTAACGCAGCATTCCAAAAAGCGGAAACAGGTTCTAAATAAAATGAGCTTTGACTTTAAGTTGGCAAATGGCAGTTTTTCGCTCGGTCCAGATGGCGATATCCAGCGCGTATATGGCCAGGATAAGCTGTCTCAGGACGTAGTCAAGATAATTGCGACTGCTGTTGGCAGCAATCTGCTGCACAAGTGGTATGGCTCTGGAATATCTGACAATCTTATCGGCTCAGGCCTGAAACGCGAGTTTCTAGAGGCCGAGATTATTCGCAGCATTGGTTACAGTCTACAGAATCTAAAGGCACTGCAGGAGCAGCAGGAGCGCGCCGGGCAGATACTGCTGCCTAGCGAGGCAATTAAATCTATTGAAGATATCAGCATTCTTCCTACGAATGATCCGCGTGCAATAGGGATAACAATCGCAATTCGGACGCGCTCTGGAAGAATAGCGCAAGAGACGCTCGCTCTCAGGCTCTAAAGGTGAAATGTGGCTAGAATTAAGTCGCTAGAAGAAATCGTACTCTCAATGCTTGATTTTATCCGACTTGCACAGCCGGATGCCAATCTAAATCCTGGCAGCGTTATTCGCGACACAATGGTAGACATGCCAGCGACTGCAATCTCACAGTTGTATGACGAGCTGCGCTCTGCTTCAGGCTTCCAGGCAATCCTATCTGCTACCGGCACAGAGCTTGACAAACTGGCGCGCAATTATAGCATATCTAGAAATACCGGTTCACCTGCTCGTGGTATAGCTGTATTGACGACCAACAACCTAGAAAGCAATATCCTGATTCCAAATGGGACGTTCTTCGTTGCAAGGAATGGCCTAAAATACAGGACGCTTAGCGATACCCTTATGGATGCCGCGCGTCCCAATATATATCGCTCAAATGCAGTGCGCCTATCAACAGACCTGCAGATGATCGGTATTTTGGATCAGTTTGCCGTAGAGGTTAACGTGCAGGCAGTATCGCCTGGCGTAGCTGGCAGACTAAGCAAATATCAGCTTACCAGTCACAGCATACCGGGCATTTCAAATATTACAAATACTTCGGGATTTACTGGTGGCAGCAATATAGAGTCGGATGACCAGTTCCGAAATAGAATTCTATCGATATTCCGTGGCGCAAATACTGGGACCGCAACTGCATATCTTGGTGCAGTGAATGCAGACAATCGCGTTATCTCTAGCGCTGTTATCGGCCCAGGAAATCCTCTGATGACGCGCGATGGGACGGTTGTGGTTGAGGATGAGTATGGAAATCTGACAATAATAAGCAGTGGCACTGGCGGCAAGGCAGATATACTGGTGCAGGGTTCAGAGATACTGC